TAACGTCTTGATTAAACTCACTCCTACAACCCTTTTCATTCGCATAAGGCAGGAGAGATAGATGGATACTAAGATAGTGGATCGGCCAGAAGAAACAAAGGCAGACGAAGGTGAGGAGCTAGTTGATCTGACTCAACAGGATATGGAAGAGCAGGTTAGCGAAGAGCCACAGCCCGAGGAAGGCCAAGGAAGTGAGGTTCCTGACAAGTTTCAGAATAAGTCGTTTGAAGATGTAGTTGATATGTACCGTAACCTTGAGAAAGAGTACGGACGCAAAGGCAACGAGATCGGAGAACTTCGTAAACTCACTGATGAAATTCTTCAGCTAGAAATCCAACAGAAACGTAACAACCAAGAGCGCGTAACGACCAAGGAAGAGGAGGTTCTGTCAGACGACGATTGGTTCTCCTCACCCAAGGAAGCGACAGACAAATACCTCCAGAAGTCAAGTCTGGCTAAAGAGGTAGAGCAGTTAAAGGAACAGCTTTCCAGCAAAGATCGAGAATCAGCCCATCAGGCGTTTGTCGAGAAGCATCCAGATTACATGGATGTTGCTAAGGAAGCAGATTTCGGTGAGTTTGTTAGTGCGTCTAAGTATCGCACTGAGTTGGCCCAAAAAGCTGACCAGTTTGATTACGAAGCTGCTAACGAACTGTTTGACCTTTACAAGTCTATTCGCCAATCACAGGGTGCAGAAGTGAGCGATGACTCAAACAAGGCTGAAAAGCAAAGTCAGGCTAGAAAGCAGGCTACGCTAGAAGGTACGGGTAATCGCAACAAGGGTACTAAGAAAGTCTACAGACGTGCTGACCTTATTAAAATGAAAATGCAAGACCCCAACAGATATATGGCTATGCAAGATGAAATCATGGCTGCGTATCAAGAGGGGAGAGTTAAATAAATCGTAGGAGATTTTAATCATGGCACTAGGAAGTAATCACGTTACCTCCACAGCCGCAGCTACTTTTGTACCTGAGGTTTGGAGTGACGAAGTTATCGCATCATTCAAGAGCAACCTTGTTCTTGCTAATCTTGTTAAAAACATGAACCATCAGGGCAAGAAAGGCGATGTTATTCACATCCCTGCTCCTGTCCGTGCAGATGCTAACCAGAAGACCGCAGAGAATCAGGTCACACTGATCAGCAACACCGAGGGTGAAGTACAGGTCAACATTGACAAGCACTTCGAGTACTCACGTCTTATCGAAGACATCGTTGCTACTCAGGCCTTAAACAGCCTTCGTCAGTTCTACACTGATGATGCTGGTTTTGCTCTGTCAAAGCGCGCCGACACCGATCTAGGTGCTCTGTTCGCTGGTTTCCAAGGCGGCACTGCATACAGCGGCGCAGTCATTGGCTCAGACGGCAGCACTACCTTTGATGGCTCTGCAAACAGCAACAGCGGTAACGGCGCTGCCCTTACTGATGCTGGTATTCGCCAGATGATCCAGACCCTTGACGATGCTGACGTTCCGATGTCACAGCGTTACTTGGTCATCCCACCAGTCGAGAAGAACAACCTACTTGGTATTGATCGCTTTACCGAGCAGGCTTTCGTTGGTGAGGTTGGTGCTCAGAACAGCATCCGCAACGGTCGTGTAGGTAACGTCTACGGCGTAGAAGTCTACGTCTCAAGCAACCTACCAACGGTCACTGCTGATGACACTACCACCAACTACCGTGCTGCTGGCATGTTCCACGAGAGCGCAATGGTTCTCGTAACGCAGGTTGCTCCTCGCGTACAGACTCAGTACAAGCAGGAGTATCTTGGTGATCTCCTAACCGTAGACATGCTCTATGGTGTACAGGAGCTTCGTGATGACGCAGCAGTAGTTGCAGTCGTACCTTCCTAATCGAAGGTAAATACAGGTTGGGGGAGCAAGTCTCCCCCGGCTTTTTCTAAGAGGTTTATATGGTAACTGTAGAAGATACCCAGACCGGAAAGACGTTTGAAGTAGAAGAACAGCATTGGGAACAGAATCTTTGGCGTGTAAGGCGCTACAAGAAGGCAGAGAAAAAGCCAGCAGGACGCCCAAAGAAGACGTACACAGAAGAAACTGAGGAATAAGAATGGCTACCTACCTCTCAGCAGTAAACTCAGTCCTAAGACGCCTTAGAGAGCGTGAAGCGACTTCAGTTAACAACAGCAGCTACACACGGCTTATTGGTACGTTTGTCAACGATGCAAAAAGAGAGGTAGAAGACGCTTGGAATTGGACACACCTTAAGAACACCATTCAGGTAGCTACAGAACAGGGTGTGTTCCGTTATTCTCTTACCGGGTCAACCCGGCGTTTTAGGCTTATCAATGATTATCTTGGTAGGCCAGCAGTGTTCAATGACACAGAAGATGTCTATTTACAAAAGTCACCCAGCACACGCTGGATGTCAAGACAGCTCAACCACGATGATGTAACAGAAAACCAGCCACAGTGGTTTGAGTTTAACGGGTTTGACGATGACGGAGATGTTATCGTTGACCTGTACCCTATTCCAGACAAAGTCTACTCACTTAACTTTGACCTTATTCTGCCGCAAGAAGAACTTGCAGTAGACGGTAGCGACGACTCAACACAAATTAAATGCCCTGTTGAGCCTATTATTTTCGGCGCTTGGTCAAGAGCTATTTACGAGCGTGGTGAAGATCAGGGCTATTTGTCAGACGTTGCTTTTGTCGAGTACCGTAAAGCACTTGGTGATGCTATTAGTTGGGACACAGTAAACACTTCTGACGAACCTAACTTTTTTGTTGTATAAGTATGGCTAAAGCACTTACACCCATTTCTATTGTTGGCCCCGGATCACTTGGGCTAAACACTAAATCTAGCAGCCTAGAGATTGGCCCAGAGTATTGCACTACAGCCAGAAACGCAGTTGTAGCTAACACGGGTGTACTTGCTGCTAGAGACGGATATGTAGCACAAAACAGTACAGAGATTGCTGGTGGTGAGCCAATCAATGTACTTCACGACTACATAGACACGGGCGAGCAGTCTAGAATTATTTCTACTGGCAACCTTCAGATCTTTGAAGGTACTGTAAGCCCAACAGAAGTTACAGGCTCAATTACTACACCCACAGGTAATAACTGGAAGTTTGTTAACTTTGCAGGCAAGTGCGTAGGTGTACAAGCAGCGCACGCACCTATTGTTAAAACTAACGGCGGTAACTTTGCTGACATTAGTTTTGATGTAGCACCGGACGACCCTATTGATGCTCTGTCAGCCTTTGGCCGTGTTTGGTATGCAGAGGCGGACAGACAAACAATTAAGTACAGCGATCTTTTGCAGGAAGATGTTTTAGACACTGGCTCTTCTGGTGTACTTAATATGTACACAGTGTGGGGCAACGGTAACGACGAAATTGTGGCGCTTGCAGAGTTTAACAACTACATTGTTATTTTTGGCAGAAAACAAACTGTCTTATTTTCTGGCGGTGAAGATCCTAACAACAGCCTGCAAATTGTAGATATTGTTAATAACACAGGCTGTATTGCCAGAGACTCTGTGCAGAACATCGGTAATGACATTTTGTTCTTGTCAGAAAAAGGTGTTATTTCGTTAGCCCGTAACATACAAGCAGGCGGCGATATTAGATCTTTGCCGCTTGCTAACTTAGCAGATAACGTAAGCGATTTTCTTGCTACGTTTTCTTTAGCAGAGCCAGAGCAAAACATTAAGTCTTGTTACAAGCCTGATGACGGCTACTACTTAATTACCTTTCCTAGCTCAGACAGAACTTTTTATTTTAACCTAAAGTATCCTACACCTGATAACAGAGCTAGAGTTTTTGTTTGGACAAGCATTAACCCAACGGCGCTATTAGTAGACAGATCAGACAATTTGTATGTAGGCAAAAACGGTATTATTGGGTTGTACTCTGGTTACTCTGACGATGGTCAAGAGTACGATTTGTTTTTTAAAACAGGGTTTACCTCAGGTGGCAGCCAAGAACGCACAGTCAAAAAGATCCCTAAGCAAGCAGTTGCTATTGTAAGAGGCGGCTACTCTACAGAAATTACTTTTTTGTGGAGCTATGATTTTTTAGCTACTGTTTACGACAACGAGACACAGGAAGTAGAGATTGAGTTTGAAGCATCAGAGTACGGTATTGGTGAGTACAACATTGCAGAGTATTCTCGTGTAAACCCCGTATCTACTTTGATTTACAGAATGTCAGGTTCAGGTAAGTCTGTACAGTTTGGGGTACGAGCAAGAATTATAGGTTCAGAGCTAGAGATACAGAGAGTTGATTTGTATCTTAAATCAGGCAAGGTTTCTAGGAGAGCGACTACATGAGTAATTACAACAAGGCAACAAACTTTGCTGTTAAGGACACGCTGACCAGTGGCGATCCAGACAAAGTTGTATCTGGTGCAGAAATTGACAACGAGTTTAACTCTATTGCCTCTGCTATAACCAGTAAAGCAGACAAAGTAAGCTCTGCTACTACAGATAACTTTGCAGCTCTTGACGCTAATGGTAACTTAAAAGACAGTGGAGAAAGTGTAGGATCAGTAGGTTCTCCTTCAGGCACAGTGTCGATGTTTGCTGGAACTTCTGCCCCAACAGGCTGGTTGCTTTGTGACGGATCAAATGTAAACAGGTCAACATACCCTAGCTTGTTTAATGTTGTTGGTGAAACATTTGGAGCTGGTGATGGATCAACTACTTTTGGATTACCTGACCTTCGCGGTGAATT